CGCTTCGGGCGTCGCCGGGTCGAACACGGTCGGAAGATAGGCGAGCAGCAGCAGCTCGGCCGGGCTCGCGCCCGGCACCGAACGGACTGCCCCGCCCAGCGCGGTGGTAGAGGCGGCCAGCGATGCGCCGGCCTGGTCAAGCAGGGCAAGCTCAGCGGCGGACAGCGCAGTGCGCAGGTCCGCGATGACCGGCGGGCTTCCTCCGAAGGCAGCGCGCGCGGCGTCATCGTAAAGGCAGATCTGCCCGCCGGGGTTGACCCACCACCACGGCTCGCCGACCTGGAAACGCACCGGCAGCCCAGCCTCAACCATCAACGCGACAAACGCTTTGGCAGCCTCGCGCACCCAGCCCATTGCCTCAGAGTTGGCGGGCGAGAGCAGCGCGGAGGGCGGATCGTAGCCGGTCCGTGCTGGGTCGCCATTGCTCTCGCGCTGCTGCCAGGCGGGCGGGCAGTGCTGCGCAAGAAGTTCGTAGCTGAGCGAGACGATCACGCTGAAGCCCATCGCCTGCGCTTCGGCGAAGAACGCGCGGTGCCAGGCGATGGCCGGGTTGGCGAGCACGGGTAGTGCCCCATCCACCACATAGCCGCCGCCCCCATCGGAGCCGAGCCGCATGAAATGGCTCATCCCGACGTAGTGATTGATGCTGCCCCGATAGCCCAGGGCGCGGATCGTCTGCAGCAAGCGAGTGGGCGTCTGGTTGTAGGCATCGTCATAGCCCGTCGCGATGCCGAGGTCGTGCGGCGGGACCATGACATTGCCGACCGCCAGCATGGCGCGGTGCCCTTCGCAGCGAATATCCATCAGCTCCGCCCATCCCTCGACCGGAGCGGGCAACGCGGCACTGCTCGCGGGGTCGAAGCCCGGCGCGACCAGGCTGATGAACATCCGGTCGATGTCGCCGGGATAGACCGGATCGACCTCGCCCGGGAGGACGAAGCCGCCCGCAAGCTCCGAGAACGGCAGCGTTACCACGGCGTCGGTCGGCGTGCCTTCGGCGTAGTTCCACAACCGCACGTACCAGGCGCGCGGCGCACCGGCGCCATCGCGGCCTTCGATCGTCAGCGTCGGGCCGTTGACCGCATCAAGCGGCAGCACCCCGGACGAACGCCAGAGAAACGACAGGATCGTGTGCGAATAGTCGCGGTCGGTGTCGTAGGCCAGCAATGGGTGGCTCAAGCGATCGGCACTTTCCCAGATGATTCCGGCGAGGTCGCTGGCCGTGTGGAACACCGCGTCGACCCGCAGTGCATCGGGTGCAGCCACGGTCGCGGCAGCCAGCATCGGGCGCGGGAAATCGACCGTCCAGAAGCGCGGATCGAACCGCTGGATCCAGTCGGAGCCTTGCGCGGTGCGCTTGTCGGCAAGCCAGAATGGCATATCCGGATCCTCAGAATTGGGTGAGCGCGTTGCGGACGGCGCGGGCGATCTGGCGGCTCGAGCGCTGGAGGCTTTCGGGGGCGGACGATCCGCGCGGACTGACGATCTGGATCGCGACTTTCACCTCACGGCCTCCACGCTGGGCATTGGGTTCGACCCTGCCCGAGGCCGTCGGAACGAACAATTCGGGCCCGCGCTCGCCCACAAGATAGCCGCGCCCCGCACTGACCAGCCCGCCGGTGGCGCGGCCGGGCAGGCCGCCGGAGCCTCCGGACCCGCCCAGCACGGTCGTCAGCAGTGAGGCGAGATTGAACAGGCCGCCCCCGCCGCTCCCGCCCCCGCCACCACCGATCGCCCCGATCCCGGCCTGGATCGACCGCGCGGCAATGTCGCCGATCACCGACAGGGCGATCCGCCGCAGGTCCTCGAACCCAACGCCGCCCCGCCGGATTGCCGAGAGCAGCCCGCGTTCGAGCACTTCCCCGGCGCGCCCAAAACCATCGACGAGGATCGAGTCGAAACTCGCCCGCATCGTCGCCACGTCGGAGGCAAAGCCGCTGGTCGAGGCGCGAACCTCGATCATCAGCTGTTCGATTTCATCGGCCATTGAGGTCGCGCTCCAGCAGTTCGGTAAAATCGTCGCGGCCCACCCCCGGCGGGGCGAGTTCTGCCTTGGCGGCAAAGATCGCGGCGAGTTCGGCAGGGGTCGCGGCCCAGAATTCGGGTGGCCGCCAGCCCAGCAGCAGCGCGGTCTGCCCGGCCAGGATGCGGGCGGCAGCGGCGAAGGTGTCGCTCACTACCGAAGCCTCACGAGCGGCCTTGGAGTATCTGCACCAGCAGCGAGCGCAGGGGGACCGCGGCGGCGGCCAACCCGCCCTCGACGACGGCTTCGGCCACCGCGTCGCGGGTCGGCAGGCGAGGTTCGGCCAGGCAGTGCCAGAACAGCGCGGTCAGTTCCCCCAGCTTCAGTTGCCCTGCGCTCGCCCGCTCGACCAGCGCGAACAGCGGGCCGAGTTCGTCTTCGGCCGCGACGAGCGCGGCGAAGCTGGGGCGCAACGTGTGCGGCATGCCCGCGACGACCAGCGTCGCTTCGCCGCGCTCCTTGTTGGCTGGCGTCACGCGGGCACAACCGCGCCAGAGCTTTCCAGGCTCAGCGCGTAATTGCGCTCGCCGTTGAAATCGCCCGAATAATCGAGCCGCTGGATCAGGAACTGGCCGCGCAACTTCTGGCCGTCTTCGAACGACAGCTCATAGGCGTCGATCAGCCCAGCCAGTGCGCTGGCGCGGACCTGTTCCTCGGCTGCGGAACCGAGGAAAATTCCGCTCGCCCCGACCGATACCGAGCGCACTCCTGCGCCCGACAACAGCTCGCGCCAGCCGCCGCTCTCCTTGCTGGTGATGACCACGGTGTCGCCGTTGATCGACATCTGGGTGGTGCGCAGGCCGGCGACGGTCCGGTAGACGGGCGGGGTGGCGCCGTCGGCGATCTTGAGCAGGAAGGCGCTGCCTTTCTGGGCGGGCATGGGGTTCTCCTTGGTGGTGAGGGGTGGACGTCAGGCAGCCAGAAGCCGCGCACGGTACTCGAGCAGGAACGCCCGCCGGGTCTCGCCGCGCTGTTCGGCACGGGCGCGAAGGAAGGCGATGCTGGCCACGCGAAAGCCCGGCTGAACCGACGGAAACGCCATGACCCGCGCCTCGATCGCATTGACCAGATCGGCGGCCTCCGCAGGATCGTCGCCGATGTATTGCAGTTCGAGCGCGACGCGCACCTCGCGTCCCGCGCCGGTCTTGTGGCCGAACTCGCCGCTGGCGCTGGCGACGATGCCCAGCCACGGCGGGCTGACCCGCAGCGGCGCTTCCTCGGTGATCGCATTGAGTCCTGCGGCGAGCAGCGGGTCGGCGGATAGCCAGGCGAGCAGTGCGGCGCGAAAGGTGATCTCCATCAGCGGTCCCCTCTGGAAGCGAACAATGGCCACAGCAGGCGCGAAGACCGCCAGCGCCGTTCCCCCGCGCCACGTCGCGCGAGCAGCGCGGCAGCGGCGCGGGCTTCCGCCAACGCCTTGGCACGAGCGGTGAGCCGGGTGACGAAGCCGCCCGCCGGCTCAGTGGTTTTCGCCTCGATCATGCGAGCCGCAGAGTCATGCGAGGCGCATCTGGCGCCACGGCCGCCACAGCGCGGTGACCGCAGCGGGCGGCATCGGCTCGGTGGCGGAATTCTCGCGCGCCCGATGCTGGTGCGCAGCAAGGCGGATCACCCCGTGGCGCAGGCTTTCCGGCAGCGCGGCCCAGCTCGGGGCCAGCCCGGCGATGAAGCGCACGGCAACACGGCCGGGCAGCACGGGATTTATGACCCGCACGCGGGCCCCGCCATCGGGATCGAGTTCGAGCGCATAGGCTTCGGCGGCCAGCGCGGTGCGCGTGCCGTTCAGCGCGATGGCCTCGACCGCCAGCACCGCCTGGACCGGGCGCGAGGCGAGCCGTTGCCATTGGCCGTCGGCGGCGAGGACCTCCTCGGCCGTCGCGGTCAGCGGCAATTGGCCGGTGAAGCCTTCGCACAGGTCCAGCGCGGCGCCGATCAGGCGAGCGAGCGCGGTATCCTCGCGGGGGCCGCTCAGCCCGAGCCATTGCTTGAGTTCGGCCAGCGCCTCGGGCGCGGGCGCGGGCGGCACGATGATGGCCCGCTTCATAAGCGTCCTCCGATTCGTTGGTCGAGAAAAGGGTGCGCCCGCGACGGCAGGGGGGACTGTCGCGGGCGCTTTCACCCCTCCCTGAAGGGGAGGGGCTCCGGGGGCTAAACTGCGATCTGGAGGACCTTGATCGCCTCGCTATCGAGCAGCTGCCCGCCGATCCGCTTGGTCGCATAGAAGTGGACGAACGGTTTGTTGGTGAACGGATCGCGCAGGATCGTGGTCGCCTTGCGCTCGGCGATCAGATAGCCGTTGCGGAAGTTGCCGAACGCGATCGGATAGGCGTTGGCGCCGATGTCAGGCATGTCTTCGGCCTCGACCACCGGATAGCCGAGCAGCCGGTCGGGCTGGCCTTCGACCAGACCCGGCTGCCACAGGAACGCGCCGTCGGCGGTCTTGAACTTGCGGACCTGCGCCAGGGTCGACGAATTCATCACCCAGGTCGCGCCCTGGCGATGCCCGGCCTTCAGCTTGTGAACCAGGTCGATCAGCTTCGATTCGGGGCTGGTCGCGGAAAAACCGGTGGCCGCGCCCGAGGTGACGAATTGCATCGTCCCGAACGCACGGGTGGTGTCGTCGGTCGCGGCGAACGGCCCGGCGAGGAAGCCCCTCGGCTGGTTGGTCCCCGTGCCGACCACAAAGGCGCGGCCTTCGGACTTGGCGAATTCGGTCGCGATCTCGTTGGCCAGCCAGCTTTCGAGATCGAACGCGGCATCGTCGAGCATCGCCTGGCTGGCCGCCGGGTTGGCATAGAGCTCGCCGCCGGGCGGGGCGATTTCGACGAAGGTCGGCGTGTTGGTGATCGGCCGGGCGGCGGTTTCGCTGACCCAGCCCGCGGCTGTAGCGCCGGTGGTGATCAGCTTGCGATAGCCCGCCGTGCCGGTCTGGACGATCTGGGCGATCCGGCGGATCGGGCTGATGCTGGTCAACGCGCGGGCGATCGCCGCATCGATCTGGCGTGGCACTGCGAAGCCGCCGTCGCCGGGCACCGTACCCTGGACCGACTTCAACTCGTGCTCACGGCCGTGGCGCAGATAGCCGTCGACGAAGCTCTTGACCTCGGCCGCCATCGGCACCGCCCCGCCGCCGTCGAGCGCGGGGCGCGCAGCGGCGCGGCTGACCTGGTCGAGCCGGGCCTTCACTTCGTCGACATCCTCGCGGATCGCACCGATCGCGGTTTCATGCGCTTCCTGGCGCGCTACGATGTCGAAGCTCGCTTCGAGCTGCTGGGTGGGGGTATTGAGTTCCATTGGGGCAGTCGCCTTTCAGATTGGCCGCCCCACGGGCGGTCGTTGGACACAAAGAAGCCGCCCGGTGAGGGGCGGCGGGGGAAATTCGGCGAGTTCTGGCTGTCTTTATGGGCGCTCAGATCACCAGATGGACCCGCGCATCGGGTTGCATCGGCTGGGTCACGAGGCTCACTTCGAAGATGTCGATCCCGATAAGTTCGCGCCCCGGCCTGCCGCCGTTCAGCGCAACCGCGCGCACCTCGCGGGCGCGATAGCCGAAGCTGAGCCCGCGCAGCTCGCCATCGCGCAGCAGCATCGCGCGCGGGCCGTCGCCATCGGCGAGCCGAGCGATGACCCGGAGACCGCGCTGATCCTCGGCGATCCGCTCGATCCAGCCCATGGTCTGCGCCGGATTGTGCTGCCACAGCAGCGGCAGCGGCTCGCCCTTCGCCGTGATGGCAGCAAGGCTGGCGGTGAAGGCCCCGCGCCGGATCGTGTCACCGCCCTCGTCGGGAATGTCGAACAGCGCGGCATAGCCGGCGAAGCGCGGGGGCCGGGTGGCGTTCGCGCCGCGCCGGTCTGTCAGGGCCATCGTCATTGCAGCAGCCCTCCGAAGCCGAGCCTGACCGCAAGGCCCAGCAGCAGCAGCGCCAGCGCACCGCGCACGGTCCAGGCCACGACAGCCTTCCACGCGCTTGCCTTGGCATCGCGCCACGCGCGCAACAGCTCGCGCAATTCAGTGAGATCGTTCGACGCGCCCTCGTCGGCGAGACCCATCCGGGTCAGCACCCGCGCGGCGCCGAGGTCGCTCGCTTCTTCCACGATCGCGCGCAGCGTTACCAGTTCGCTGCCCTCCTGCGCCGCCTGCGCGATCAGGCGGGCCAGCATGTCCTCGCGGTTCATTCGCTTTTCTCCCGCCCAATTCGCTCCTGGGGAGCGAGGCCAAGCAGCGCGCGTTTCTCATGCTCATCGAGAAAGTCGGCGGCCGAGACCTGCGCCCACAACCGCTCGCGGTCCTCGCTGAGCGCGGGGACGCGATCGGGATCGACGCTGAGTGCTGCGTCCGGCCACCACGCGCGCAGTCCCTCCGCCAGCCCGCCAAGGATCTTGCCCGCCAGCGGCAGCAGCGTCAGCCGCCACAGCGCGCGATTGGCCTCGCGGTAATTGGCATAGGTCGCGTCGCCAGGTAGCCCGAGCAGCATCGGCGGCACCCCGAATGCGAGCGCAATGTCGCGCGCGGCGGCCGCCTTCAGCGTCGCGAAATCCATGTCCGCCGGGGACATGCTCAGGCTCTGCCACTTGAGCCCGCCCTCCAGCAGCATCGGTCGCCCGGCGTTGCCCGCGCCCGAATAGGCGGCGGTCAGCTCGGCTTTGAGCCGGTCGAACTGGTCGGGCGTCAGCGTCGCGCCGGGATCGCCGGGGTCATAGACCATCGCGCCCGACGGCCGCGCGGCGTTCTCCAGCAGCGCTCGGTTCCAGGCCGAGGCGGCGTTGTGCACCGCGATCCCTTCGTCGGCGGCATCGAGGCAGCCCGCGCCATAATGATCATCGGCGGGGTGGAAGAACTTGAGGTGGATCAGCTCGGGCCGCCCCAGATCGTCGCAGGCGGCGATCCGCAGCGCCTTCTCGCCGACGCGGTAATCGTAGGCGGCGGGCCAGCCGCTGGCGTCGGGGACGATGGTCACGCGCTCGGGGCGCAGCGCATAAAGCTCGACCGGGCGGCCCCTGGCGTCCTTGAGTACCTGGACGAAACCATTGCCGTGCAGCAGCAGTTGTGCGGCCAAGGTCTCGAGCAGCGCCTGCCCGGCGCTGGTCGCGGCGACGAGCCGGGCCAGCTCGGGATCGGTGGGCGACAGCGGCGCGCCGCCGACCCCTTCGGCCACCAGCCGCACCGCGCGCTGCGCCACCGGGTTCTGCAGGTAGCCGGCGCGGATCGCCGCCTCGTAATTGAATGACGAGCGTTGCAGCGCCGGACCATAGGCATCGGCAAACTGCCACGGCGAAACGAACCCCCGCCCCAACGGCGGACGCGACGGTGCATCCCCCGCCTTGAAGGCGGAAGCGAGTGAGGTGAGGAAGGACATGAAAGGCCTTTCGGGCGATCGAAACGGGTTAGGTGGTCATCGTCTTGATTGGGGCTATCCGGTCCACACTCTCGGCTCGCCGCGTCGTCCCAGCATCAGCTCGGTCAGTGCCCAAACTGCTGCGTCCGCCCGGTCGGGTGAGCGGCCGGGGCCACGGTATTCTCCGCCGGCCATGATCCCGCAGAGCTGGTCCTCCAACGCCGCGAACATGCCGGCGTGGCGCACCCGGCCCGCTTCATAAAGCGCGGCGACCGGTTCGGCGCGTGCGCTCTTGCCGCGTGTCGCGTGGACCAGCCGTACCGGCAGCGTCAGTTCCGCGGCGCGCAGGACGCTTTCGACCATCGCGCCGCCCTGGTTGGCCTCGGCCACCACGCGGTCGGCGGACCAGGCCTGCGCCGCCGCCGCAACCGCGCGGGCCCAGCGTTCAGGGCTCGCTTTCTCCACACTGGCGTCGGCGAGCACCCGCCCGATCCCGTCCTCGCCGAGCGCGGCGACGACGATGCCGCAGGCGTCGCCTTCGGCACTGGCGGGCGGATCGACCGCCACGACCACGCGGCGCGGCGGGACTGTCGCTCTCGCTTCGCGGCATCGTTCGAGCAGCGTTCGCGTCCACAGCGCGCCGGGCTGGTCGGCAATCAGTTCGCCGTCCAGTTCCTGGCGCCCCAGCAGCGTTCCGGCGAATTCGCGCTTGATGTCCTCCACGAAGCGGCGCGGCAGGTTGCGCTTGTTGTCGATCGTGCTCCCGCGCGTCACCGCAACTTCGCCGATCTCCTCCAGATCGAGCAGGCGGCGCAGCAGCGGCACCGCCCGCGGGGTGGTCGTGGCGACGATCCGGGGGTTCTCCCCCAGCCGCAGGCCGAGCAGCAGGTTGTCCCAGGTCCGCGTCGCGTGGCCGCCAGTGAAGGGCCACTTGCCCACCTCGTCGCACCACGCATGACTGTGCTGCGGCCCGCGTAGCGATTCTGGTTCGCCAGCCGAGTAAAGCGTCGCTTGTGCGCCGTTGTCCCAGGTCAGACGTCGCAGCGATGGCTCAAAGCGCGGCGCGCTATGCGGCGGGCAGCAGGCGATCACGCCGCTCTCACCCTCGACCATCACACTGCGCGCCTCCACCAGCGAGGCTCCGATCAGCGCAATCCGCGCCTGCGGATCGGCCTCGGCGGTGAGGCGGACCCATTCCGCCCCGCTGCGGGTCTTGCCGAACCCGCGACCGGCCATCACCAGCCACACCCGCCAATCGCCTGGCGGGGCGGTTTGCGGTGGACGCGCCAGCATCGGCCAGTTGTAGTTGAATTCGGCGCGTTCGACCGGAACGAGGCTCTGGGAAAGTTCCTCGCGATGATGGGGTTCGCTGTCGGCGAGAAAATCGAGGCGGTCAGTCTGCATCGGCTTCGATCGTGATTGTCGAAGGAGGCAGCGCGACCTTTGGTTCGGGAAGTGCCCGAGCCGCCAGCACACGCTCGCGGATCAGTTCGACCTTGCGATCGATCGAGGCGCGGATGTCGGCAGCGGATACATTGTCGCGGATCGCCCGCGATCTGGTGGTGCTTTCGCGGTGCGCAGCGAGCAGCCGCAGCGCGGTGGCGTTGTCGAACTGGCGAACCGCGCGCTTGGCCCCAGTGGCGGGTCGGAGTTCACCGGTGCGCAAACGATACAGCACGTCCATTTCGAGATTGTCGTAGCCCTCGCACAGGGCCACCTGCCATTCGCGGGCGAACTCGGCATCTTGGCGGCGGCGGTCGTAAACGGTCGACGTGTCGACCTTGCCCTTTCGCGCAGCGGCCGAGACATTGGAGGTGTCGGCCAGCGCGGCCAGAAAGGGCTTCATCCATTTGGGACGCGCAGTGGCGCGCACGCGGCTGCGGGCGGCAGTGCGCTGAGGCGTTGCGGGCAT